AGGACGATTAGATGAGTATTACGAAAGAGTAGAGAACTCAATTTATGATGACGAGGATGAGGATTCTAGAAAACCAGATATTGAATATAAAGAGCCTAATATATCAGACAAAGTTAGAAACGCTTTAAAAGACAAAGTTGATGACCATAATGAGAAGCATGGAGACGACCCAGATAAAAGAGTGACTCTTAGGATGCTTATAGCGGTATTTAGAAGAGGTATTGGAGCTTATAATACCAATCCACAATCTGTTAGACCAAACGTATCTAGTGCGGACCAGTGGGCGTATGCAAGAGTAAATAATTTCCTTAGGTCCATAAGGACTGGGAGATTTCGTTCTGGCAGACATGACACAGATTTGATTCCAGCTGGACATCCACTGAGTTCAAAAAAAAGTCATAAGGTTTACAACGATTATCCACAAGGTGCAACAAACAACGCTAAAAGAGTTTTAGAATGGGATGATAAATATAAGCTCAGAGGTAAAATGGGAACTCCTAAAGGTTGGTCAAGAGCAAAGCAATTAGCCTCAAGAGATACATTGTCTCAAGCTGATGTCAATTCAATATATAGCTTTTTAAGAAGGCATGAACAAAATGCAGAGATAGCTGAAGAGTTTAGAGGGACTCCATATAAAGATAAAGGTTATGTTATGTATAATGCATGGGGTGGAAAAGCATTATTATCTTATGTTGAACGATACAGAAGTGCCAACCATGATGACGGAGATAGCGATTAAAAGAGTAAAAGATAATTGGATAGATGAGTTCTCTAATTTACTGGATAAGGTCGAAAATAAAGAATTTAAAAAAGCATTATCATTTTACAAAGAGAATTATTTTGAAGGCGTTAGTCGATTTCTGGTTGAACCTAAAACAACAGGATACGAGGACCTTTTTACAAATAATGGCTTTACTGATATTTATGTCGATACTTATCGAAATATTGGTACTTCTTTTGCTGACTGGTATGCTAAGAACATTGGGTCTTTACTAAAACAGCAAGACGTTTCTAATTATAAAGATATTTGGGAGGCAACTTTTGCCGAAGAAGGTCGTAGAATAGCTGGTAACAGAGTAACACTTGTTTCTGGAACTGCAAAAGCAACACTTAAAAAAGAATTAAAAAGATTCATGCAAGACCCAGAGTTTATGGCACTAGATGTCAGAACTAAAGCAAGAATCCTAAGAACGAGATTTAATCAATATTCTAACAGCCAAGCTCAAAGATTAGTAAGAACAGAGGCAACCAATGCGGCTAATCAAGGGACCATGCGAAGTGCTTTGGATATATATGGTAAGAATGAACTGCAAAAAGAATGGATAACAGCTAATGATGAGAGAGTAAGGTCTAATCATGCGGTTGCTAACGGACAAATTGTTGACTTTGATAAAAAGTTTTTAGTAGGTGGTGAGTATTTAGATAGAGCTGGAGACCCCAGAGGAAGTGCAGCCAATGTGATTAATTGTAGATGCTCAATTGCACCATTTCCAAAAAAATCTGGACAACTTACTGGAGAACTCCCATCAATTGACCCAATAACAGCAACCGTAGCTCAAGAGTATGCATTTAAACCAAGTAACTTTGATGGTTTTGCTGAGGGCAAAATTAAAGACGAATCTTTTTTACAATATTTAAAAGAACCAGTTGTATTGAGAAAAGCAAGAGGCAGAGAGGGGTCTTATTATCAAAGGTATAATTTTACAGATGATTTGATAGTAGTTGAAGATGATGCTGAAAAAGCAATTACAACGGTCCATGAGTTCGGTCATGCTGTTGCAGAACAAAATAAATTAATAGGCAATAAAGAGGTTATTGGTTTGATGAAAAAACAAGCTAAAAGATTTGGTATTAATGAAAAAGTCCCCTTGAATCGACTGACAAATGATTATGTTTTATCTGAAGATAAAGTAACAAAACTTAGAGAGAAGTGGGGTGGAACTATCTTTCTAAAAAGCAAAAGAACTGGATTACCTACACAAAGGGTTGATAAATTAAAAGAAGAATTAAACAGATTTAAAAGTATAACTTGGAGAGATTCACAAAAAAAACATTTCCCAAATTTAACTAAAGATGAATATGATTTCTATCATCTTTCGGTTTCAGATTGGTTAGGCAGTTTATCTTCTAACAATGTAGGAAGGGGACACAAATTAAGATACATGAGAAGTGCAGAGAACAGACAACATGAGTTTTTGGCTCATGCTTTTGAAAATAAATATTATGAAAATCCAGTTTTTAAATATTATTTTCCTAAAGAATATGAAGAGTTAATTAAATTATTAAATAAAATTTTATAAAATGCTTTTATTACATGAATTACTGATGCAATATTACAGAACTAATCCAGAATCTGAATCTTTAGCTTGTCTTGCAGATAAAGTTGGAGAAAAAGAAATGTTGAAAATTATGATGAACAGAAATGACAGGCAAATTAGATTAATCACTAAAAAAGATGCTTACGATTTCTTAGAATGGGAATATATTTAAAATTTTTATCTTTGCAATATGAATGAGATAATTTACAAACAAAGTCCGATGGGCGAGTTAGTCGATATGGATAAAGACATGGGTATCGTCAAAGGTTATGCATCAACATTTGGAAACATAGATTCTGACAATGATATAATTAACAAAGGTGCTTACAAAAAAACCATTGAAGAAAATGGTCAAAGAATAAAATATATATACCAGCACAACATGGAAAAGCCTCTGGGCGTTATCAAAATGCTAGAGGAGGATAACAGAGGTCTGATGTTTGAGGCTCAAATAGCTAAAACAACATTAGGAAAAGATGTCATTGAATTAATGAAAGCTGGAGTATTAACTGAAAACTCAGTTGGTATTATGCCAATCCAAAAAGAAATGGTTGATGGAATTAGACATATTAACGAGGTTAAGTTGTTTGAGATTTCTGCTGTCACATTAGCAGCCAATCCAGAGGCAATGATTTTAGATGTAAAAGGAAACATTGACCAAGAAAAAATATTAAAAAGATATGACCGTCTAGCGAAGTTGATTCGTAAAGGCGACATAAGTGACGATTTGGGTTATGCCATTGAGTCAGAAATAATGAAACTTAAAACGCTTTTCAATAGCATAATCACTAAGCCGACAGAAATAGTCACTGAGCCGATTGAAGTAAAAGAGGAAAAAGATTCATCTGAAATATATAAATATTTGTTTAATCGCTTAAAAAAATAAAAAATGAGTGAAGATGTAAAAAATCAACTAGACCAGATTGGTGACATAGTTGATGGTAAAATTGAAAAGGCTTTCAATGCTGCAAAAGACAACGCTAAAGGCGAAGTTGAGGAGTCATTGAAGTCTGAAATAAAAAATCTTACTGAAAAATTCGTTGACTTAAACGACAGAATGGATAAGTCAGAGGTTAATTCTCAGAAGGATTTAAACGACAATACTGTTAAAAGTTTTAAAGGAGCTTTAGGAAAAGCTCTTAAAGATGGAGCAATTGAATCTATTCAAAAAGGCAACAGCAATAGTGCCAAGTTTGAAATCAAAGCTGATATGACTATCGCTGCAGATTTCACTGGAGACGTTGCAAGAGTTCAAAGAATAGAGGACATTAAATATGACCCATCAAGAGCAACCCATATACGTTCTTTAATTCCTAACGGTTCAACTGATTCTCAAATAGTGAGATTCCCTAAAGAGTCTGGTTATAGCGACAACGCTTCGACTAAGGCTGAGGGTTCTGCTCTTGGACAATCAGATTTTGATATAACTGCAACATCAATCCAAATGGAGAAGATTGGAACTACCATGAGACTTACAGAGGAGATGTTGGACGATACACCTCAGATAACTTCTTATTTATCTGCGAGAGTACCGAGCAAAGTTTTATCAATTGAGGACAACCAGATATTAAATGGAAATGGTTCATCTCCTAACCTAGATGGATTATTTACTGACGGAGGAGCTTTCACAACTACCTCTGGAGCTGCATTTTATCAAGCTGTCGAATCAGCCAATGAATTTGATGTTTTAGTTGCTGCTTTAAATCAGTTAGCTTCATTAAATTATCAAGCTGATTCTATATTATTACACCCAACAGATTTTCATAAAATCGTATTGTTGAAATCAACTGCGAATGAATATCTAAAAGGTCAAGTAATGTCTGGATTACAACCAGCAATTTTAGGCGTACCAATTAGCATCAATACCGCTGTAACAGCTGGTAAGTTTTTAGTTGGTCAGCTTTCAGTTGCAACTCAGCTATGGATAAGAGACGGTCTTGGAATCGAGTTCTCAAGAGAAAACTCTGATAACTTCGAAAAAGGATTTGTCACTGTAAGAGCTGTTGAAAGAGTTGGAGTTTCTAACTATCTACCTAGTGGAATAGTACAAGGAACGTTCTCAACTGCGAAAACTTCTTTAGAGACTTCATAATAACATGAGTTAATAAATTAGTGTAAAAAAGAAAAGGGACCATTTAGGTCCCTTTTTTAATTGATAGGCTTTTGTTTTAATTTATTTTACTCAAAATATCTGTATGTACTAATATTAAATTTTTTAAGGTCTTGATTCTATATTTCCAAAATTCTATTGCCTTATGTTGTTCTGAATCAACACCAAGAGCAGCAGCAATAATGTGATGACCAATTTTGTATCTTTTATTTAATTGGTTTTTTGCCTCATTTAAATCATCTTTATTTTCTAAGATAACTTTATTAAGAATTTTTATTGTTGTTGTATTTTCCATTTTTATAGTTTTAAATTTCAGTAAATATATATAAAAAATTTAATATAAAAAAAATTATATACTATCTTTTTTTAAATACTCTTAAAAAATCCAAAATACCTCTGAAATCATTAAAACATTTTATTGAACAAAAGTATCTTGTTTTAAATGTATTTTTGTAAAAATAGAATCCATCAGTCGGTCCGTTGCAAGTATCGCATCTCTTAGACTCGCTTAGAGG